ACGAAGGCGTTAAAGTAGTGGGTAGTAAAGACATATTAAAATGGGAGCTCAAAAAGAATATGATGCGACCAAAAGCAGATACTACAAAGGCTCAAATGAGTTACGCCATCTGTGCTCCTAGAATGTACGAGGGACGTATAGAAAGCTTAGTTAGCCGTATGACTAACTTCGCAGATATGATACAAATAACTCATCTAAAATTACAACAAGTGTTGTCTAAAATGGTACCGGATGGTGTTTATTTAGATGCTGATGGTTTAGCTGAGGTTGACTTAGGTAATGGAACTAATTACAACCCAGCTGAAGCTTTAAATATGTATTTCCAAACTGGTAGTGTTATTGGTAGATCAATGACTCAGGATGGTGATATGAACAGAGGTAGTATACCAATTAGAGAGTTAAGTACAAATAGTGGTAGTAGTAAAATAAGCTCGTTAATAAACACTTATAACTATTATCTACAAATGATGCGTGACGTAACTGGTCTTAATGAAGCTAGAGACGGTAGTATGCCTGATAAAAATGCTTTAGTAGGTTTACAAAAACTAGCAGCTGCTAATTCTAATACAGCTACAAGACATTTATTACAGTCAAGCTTATACATTACTTTAACTATGGCAGAGTGCATCGCTATGCGCGTCTCTGACGTTATAGAGTACTCTCCAACTAAAGAGTCATTTATAAAAAGCTTAGGTAAGTTCAATGTATCTACATTAGAAGAAATGTCTAAATTATACCTTCACGATTTTGGTATATTTCTAGAATTATCTCCTGACGAAGAAGAAAAAGCTAAGTTAGAAAATAATATACAAGTTGCTTTACAGTCTGGTCAAATATATCTTGAAGATGCTATTGATATTAGAGAAGTACGTAACATAAAATTAGCAAATCAACTTCTTAAAATAAGACGTAAGAAAAAACAAGAGCTAGACCAACAACAACAACAAGCTAACATACAAGCACAAAGCCAAGCTAATGCTCAAGCTGCTCAAGCTGCCGCTGCTGCTGATTTACAAAAGCAACAAGCTTTAAACGAATCAAAAGCTCAGCTTGAACAAGTAAAAGCTCAACTTGAAATACAAAAACTTGAAAGAGAAGCTGCTATAAAGAAAGAGTTAATGCAGTATGAGTTTGAAATTAACAAGCAGCTACAAGAAACTCAATTAGCTGTTTTAAAAGAAAAAGATAAGTTTAAAGAAGATCGTAAAGACGAAAGAACTAAAATACAAGCCTCACAACAAAGTGAGCTTATAAATCAAAGAAAAACAAATGCACCACCTAAAAACTTTGAGTCTGCAGGTATGGACAACTTAGGTGGGTTTGGCTTAGAGCAATTTGAGCCTAGATAATAATACCTTAACTATTTAATTATATTATATTATGTCAGAAGAAAACAAATTAATTGAAGAAGTTGTAGATGAAGTAGAAACTACGGTTGAACCTACTGAAGAACAATCTAAACAAGATATCTCATATAAAGAGGTAAAAAAAGACGGTACTATTAAATTAGACCTAGGAAAGCTAAAACAATTTCAAGAACAAAAAACAGAAGAAAATGTATCACTCGAAAAAGAAAAAGACAGCGAAGAAGTCAAGCAAGAAGAAAGCTACGAAGAAGACAATGAAAAAGTCTTACAAGAAGTAACAGACGAGCCTGAAAAAATAGAGCAGCCAGTTGTTGAAAAAGTAGAACAACCTGTTGTTGAAGAAAAAACAATACCTCAACCAGAAGTAAATTTACCAGAAAATATACAAAGTTTGGTAAAGTTTATGGAGGAAACGGGTGGAAGTATTGAAGAGTATGTTAGATTAAACGCTGACTACTCTAACGTAGACAATAATACTTTATTAAAAGAGTATTACAAATCAACTAAGTCTCACCTTGATAATGATGAGATTAACTTTTTAATAGAAGATAGTTTTTCATATGATGAAGATCTAGATGAGCAAAAGGATATTAGAAAGAAAAAGTTGGCATTAAAAGAAGAAGTTGCAAAAGCTAAGAAATTTCTTACTGGACTTAAGGATCAATATTACAAAGAAGTCAAGTTGGGTTCTAAGTTAACTAAAGAACAGCAAGAAGCTATTAACTTTTATAACGAATATAACAAAGAACAAAGCACTGCTAGTGAGGTCCAACAAAAACAGTATAAGCAGTTTGAACAAAGTACTAATAATGTTTTCAATGATAACTTCAAAGGTTTTGATTTTAGAGTTGGTGACAAAAGGTTTAGATACAATGTTAAAAATGCGGGCGCTGTAAAGGATTACCAAAGCGACATATCTAATTTTGTGAGGGAGTTCCTCGATGAAAACGATATGATGAAAGACGCTGCTGGTTATCACAAAGCTTTGTATGCTGGTAAAAATATTGACAAAATAGTTCAACATTTTTATGAGCAAGGCAAGGCTGATGCTATAAAAGAAACCGCTGTCAAGTCTAAAAACATTGACATGGGTCCTAGAACTGCTAAACCAGTTATAGACGCAAGCGGTATCAAAGTTAGAGTATTAGGCGGTGAAAATAGTTCTAGGTTAAAATTTAAAATAAAAAAATAAAAAAACTTAAAACTTAAAAAAAATGGGATTTAATACATCTTTGGGATTAGGTGGATCATATTCACTAACTCCTACTCCAAACCCTACTGTTAGCAATCAAAATTATATTGATTTTACAGCTACGGCAACAGCCGGATGGGCACAACAATACCTTCCTGAATTATACGAGCAAGAAGTAGAGCGCTACGGAAACCGTACTATTGGAGGATTTTTACAAATGGTAGGCGCTGAAATGCCTATGGAATCTGACCAAGTAATTTGGTCTGAACAAAACAGATTACACTTAGCTTACAAGCACGATGGTGTAACTGCTAACTCAACTGTAGTATTAACAATTAGTAGTGGTGTTGTAGCTTTAGGATCTGCTTTAAATAACTCTGTAAGAGTTGGTAATACAGTTCTTGTTACTGATGCTGCAACTGGATTGAAAACTCTTAAGTGTTATGTTTCAGGTTCAAGTGGACAAGACATAACTTTAAAAGCTTACACCGCTGATGATTTTACTTCTATTGCAGGTAGTGGTACTGTAAACGTTAACTTATTTGTTTATGGTTCTGAGTTTGCTAAAGGTTCTGCTTCTATGGCAGGTGAGCTTAAGCCAGAATTTCAACAATATAATAACAAACCAATTATTTTAAAAGATCACTTTAAAATTGACGGTTCTGACACTGCTCAAATAGGTTGGGTTGAAACTACTGACGAATCTGGACAATCTGGTTATTCTTGGTATTTGAAAGCCGCTAGCGAAACTCGTCTACGTTTTGAAGATTACTTAGAAACTTCTATGATTGAAGCTGTTAAAACAACATCTACTTCTGGACAAAATGCTGGTACTATTTCAGGTATCACTGGTAGCGAAGGTTTATTTTCTGCTATTGAAACTAGAGGTAACGTGTTTGAAGATTTAGCTTCACTTAGTGACTTTGATCTTTTACTTAAAAATCTTGACAAGCAAGGTGCTATTGAAGAAAATATGTTATACATTAATCGTTCACTAGCTCTTACCCTTGATGATATGTTAGGTGCTATAGGAGGTGGATACACTAGTACAGGTGCTGGTATTGGAGCTTCTTTTGGAGTATTTAACAATGATGCTGATATGGCGTTAAACCTAGGTTTTTCTGCTTTCCGTAGAGGGTCTTACGATTTCTACAAGTCTGACTGGAAATACTTAAACGATGCTGCTGCTCGAGGTGGTTTTGGAGACGTGTCAGGATGTTTAATTCCTGCTGGAACTTCAACTGTTTACGATCAGTCATTAGGTAAGAATATGACTCGTCCATTCTTACACGTACGATACAGAGCTTCACAAACTGATGACAGAAGACTTAAGTCTTGGGTTACTGGTTCTGTTGGATCTGCTTCTTACACTGGAGACGACGTAATGGAAGTACATTACTTGTCTGAAAGATGTTTAGTGGTACAAGGAGCTAACAACTTCGTGATGCTAAAAGAATCATAACATCAATATTTTAAACTTACGGGCGTCTTTACGGCGCCCATAGGTTTATTTTATGTGACATTAGCCCCTTACTAGTTATATACTAAGGCTATTGTCATACTTTACAAACTATTTAATTTTATTATATTATGGCTAAAAAAGCTAAAGCAGTAGCTGTTGAGGTTGCACCTCAAGAAACCGTAGCTAAAGCTACACCAAAAAAACAAACAGTACCAACTAAACCAAGTTGGGAAATGAAAGATAGGTTTTATTTTTTAAAAGGAACAGCAGAACCTTTAACTTATGTTTTATCTTCTAAATCTACGCCTAGAAAACCTTTGCTGTGGTTTGATGAAGATAAAGGGTATAACAGGGAAATAAGATATGCTAGTAACCAAAGATCTTGTTTTATAGACGAACAAGATGGTAATGTAATACTAGATCATATTATTTTTGAAGATGGAGTTTTACAAGTTCCTAAAGAAAACCAACCATTACAAAAACTTTTAACCCTATATCATCCAAGAAAAGGTTATGTATATGAAGAAAGAGACGAGGTTGCAGAGGCTCAAGATGATTTAGTAAGTATTGAAACAGAAATGGAAGCTTTAAACACCGCTATGTCTATTGATGTAGATCAAGCTGAAGCTATACTTAGAGTTGAGCTAGGTACTAAAGTTGACAAAATGAGTTCAGCAGAACTTAAAAGAGATTTGTACTTGTTTGCTAAAACTAATCCAGTTTTATTTTTAGAGCTAGTAAATGATGACAATGTACAATTGAGAAACTTAGCTATTAAAGCTGCTGAGTTTAATATAATTAAACTTTCTCAAGATCAAAGAACTTTTGCTTGGGGTAGTAATGGTAGAAAACTAATGACAGTGCCTTTTGATGAAAATCCATACTCAGCGTTCGCTGCGTTTTTGAAAACTGATGAAGGTGTAGAAGTTTTTAAATCAATAGAAAAAAAGTTAAAATAATGTGACTATTATATGTGGTATAGCTGCTTGTAATAGTGGCTATACTACTATAATAAATATAAAAATATGGCGATTGACGTAAATAAAGTATATACTACGGTGTTATCTATACTAAATAAAAAAGGTAGTGGGTATATGACACCAGATAATTTTAATAAAATTGCTAAAGTTGTACAATTAGAATTACTTGATAGAGCCTTTTATGAGTATAATCAAGCTGTAGCCAAACAAACAAGTGGTAGAGGTGCTAGTGGTTATGGTGATATACCTAGAAAAATACAAGATAAAATAGATCCATTTTGTACAAATGCAAATGTTGATTTAAACTCTGGAATAGGCTCGATGCCTTCAGTTACTACTAACACAACTCCTAACACATCTTACACTTCTAGTAACGTTTATAACATAATAAATGTTTCTTTACCAAACTCTTACACGCAAATAGAAAGAATAGAAAAATCAAAGTTAACATTTTTACTATCTTCACCACTAACAGCTCCTTCAAATACATTTCCAATGTATTACATATCAGGGGAAAGCATATATGTTTTTCCTAGCTCATTGCAGTCAGTATCAATGTACTACGTAGCTAAACCACAAGATCCTGAATGGACTTATACAGCTAACACAACTAGTTTTGGTACTCCAATATACACTTATAACGGCGCTGGAGTAAATTTTACTTTACATCCTTCTGATGAAGTTGATTTAATACTAGGTATACTACAATACTTTGGTGTAACAATAAAAGATCCACTTATTATACAAGCCGCGCAACAAGAAGAATTATCAATAAAACAACAAGAGCAATAATATGGGACTACTAGGAACAGTTACAGGAGAAAATTACTACAATGGATCTCAAACTTTTGTTAATAATGGAGAAGCTTCTTTTAAATTAACATTTGAAGAATCACCTACTGCAGATCAAGTTAGAGCTTTTTTAGATGACATAGAAGTTTTTGATTTTATTATATCTAATGGTGTAATAAGTTTCACAGGTGCATCTCAACAATTGCTTTACACAAATCAAGGTGTAGTAGTAAGAGTAGAGTTGTTAGATTTTACGTTTGGAGGTTATCAATACACATCGATCAAAGATGTTGTTGACAATTTTATGATAGCATACGTAGGTGACGGAAAACTTATTGATCACGTAGCTAAATCAGATGTAGTATTTCACGCTAAAAGAGGTATACAAGAATTTAGCTATGATATACTTAAAACAGTTAAATCTCAAGAAATAGAACTAAGCCCGTCGTTATCTATGCCTATGCCACAGGATTATGTTAACTACGTAAAAGTGTGTTACATAGATGGGTCTGGAGTACGTAGAATTATATACCCTACAAGATTAACTACAAACCCTACAAGCCCTATAGTGCAAGATGATAATCACAAGTATATCTTTGACTCTCAAGGCAGTGTTGTAGAAGGTAGCTCTATTACTGAAGATAGATGGAAGTCTTTCGACACTAAAAATATTACAGGTGATTTATCTTCTGAGGATAGCTTGTATTTATCCTCTAGTGATTATCTTAGAAGTGATTATGGCCAAAGATATGGCGCTACACCAGAAACAACACAAATCAACGGGTTTTTTACAATAAACGAGAGAACTGGTAGTTTTAATTTTAGTAGCGACCTTGCTGGTAGAATTATTGTATTAGAATATATATCAGACGGACTTGGTACCGACGATGAAATGAAAGTAAACAAGCTAGCTGAAGAAGCTTTGTATAAACATATAGCTTATAACGTTTTAGCTACGAAAAGAAATATATCTGAATATATAGTACAAAGATATAAAAAAGAAAGAAGAGCAGCTGTTAGAAATGCTAAACTAAGACTATCCAATCTTAAAATCTCAGAGCTTACTCAAGTTATGAGAAATCAATCGAAACAAATAAAACACTAGTATATGGCTGAAGACAAAAAAACGTTTCTTCAAGGCAAAATGAATCAAGATATTGATGATAGAATTTTGCCAAATGGAGAGTATCGTAGTGCACAGAACATACAGATTACGACTTCAGAGGGATCAGATGTAGGAGCAATACAAAATATTCTAGGTAACAGTATAATTAAAAACCCTCCTCAGCTAAACGAGTACGAAGGGCTAGAGACTATTGGTAGTTTTTTCGACGAAAAAAATAATACTATATTTTATTTTGTAACAAATTATACTTGCCCAAATCCAAGCGATGTTGGTTTAGTAGGTGCAGGTGATGGACCGGTTACAGCTGAACAACAAGAGGTTTTAGGAACAAACACTTTAAACCCTAATAAATTATTTTGTGGAATATTAAAAGCTGTAGATGCTGGTAATACTTCATTACCGTCTATAACTCTATTGGTTGAAGGTTTATATTTAAACTTTAGCAAAACAAATACTATAACAGGTGTTAACTTACTAGATAATTTACTTTTTTGGACAGACGATCTTAATCAACCTAGAAAAATAAACATAGATAAGCCTTTAGGTTATTATGATAGAGAAACAAAAGTTAGTGTTGCTAAGTTTGCTCCTTTTATGCCGCCATTACTATTAGAGTATGACACAACAACGTTAAACGAAAACATACCTATAACTGACTCTCCGACATCTTCTATGGAGACTAGTTCTCAAAATAATTTTCCAGAAGATTTTTTAAAAGAAAAATTCGTAAGGTTTTCTTATAGATATAAATTTGAAGATGGTGAGTATTCTACAATAGCACCGTTTACACAAATATGTTTTATACCTAAAACTACTAGTTATAACATAACACAAATACAAAAGGTATTTAAAAAAGGTGAAGTATATTTTCAAGACACGAATGGTATATCAGATGGTATGGTCAATGATGTTACCGCTGTTAACTTAAACATAATACTACCATCTAAAAAAATAAAAACAGACTTAGATATAGTTGGTGTAGAAATACTATATAAAGAGTCTGATAACAATTTAATAAAAGCTGTAGAACTTGAAGAACTTAATAATCAGAAAAGTTCTACTGGAGTATTTCAATACAAATACAAGTCTACACTTCCATATAAAACACTACCTCAAGATCAAACAACTAGAATATATGATAATGTTCCATTGTCAGCTAAAGCTCAAGAGATTGTATCTAATAGAGTTGTTTATGGTAACTATGTGGAAAACAGAGAACTACCAAATCAAAAATCAGGCGCTGCGGGTTTAAACTTTATAGTTGGATCTTCAGCTAAATATGATACTACTAATTTTGCTGGTAACTCAGATTTTAATAACTATTATCTACACAAAGAATATCCATTCCACTCTATAAAACAAAGAAGAACTTATGAGGTTGGTGTTGTTTTAGCAGATAAATTTGGTAGACAGTCTCCAGTATTAACATCTACTACTGGTCTTAGCTCTATAAATATAGCTGCAAAAGATTCAACTTTTAATAGTAGCTCTTGGGACTATGGTGTGTCTAGTGATCCTAACTCTATTGGAGGCATTATATCTAATACTTCTCCTGGTAATGAAAACTATTGCGGAGACGCACTTACTATAACGTTCAACGAGTCAATACCAAATGCTTACGCTACTGGAAGTTTAGTACCTATAAACAACCAGGGTGACATATTAAATTATGAGTATAATTTATATCAGGCTGAGTTTTTTACTGAGCCTACATTGCCTGGAGGTGGTTTAAATCCAGGTACCGGTGAATCTCTAGGTAACTTATACTATTATTCAAACGACGGAAACATCAATGCTAGTTTTATAGAATATATATACACTAACTCAAATTTAACAGAAGTGTTAACTGGTTATGAACATATATACTTAAGGTTAAACGCTTTTATTTCTTCTCTTGGAGATGTTGATTTATACAAAATAACTTTAGATGTAGAGACTGGACAGTATATAAGCCATACTACTATATCTTTAAATCAGCTAACATACCCTACTTTAATACCTTCTCAAAACGCATCATTAGTTCAGTTGGCTGGAAATCAAGTGTTTATACTTGAAAACGCTACTACTTTAGTTGATCCTTTA